AAAATCGATTAGGCGTTTAGGTTACCAATCTTTGCTTGTGTAAAGAAGTTCCTGCATCGCAACTCACCCATAGTATAGAGTAGTCCCCTAACTACTAGCTGGTTTGCAGCAAAGTAGTCACGGTTCTCAATATACTGTGTAGGCTGTGCTATAGCGATTTCAAGGAAGTCTGTATCCAATGCATAAATCATTGAACCTTGAGCCGCACCTGTTGAGGCTGTCTGCGACTTAGAGATATCCGCATCTGGTAGAATTGGAATACCCATATAAGTAGCAAGGACTAGACCAGTTCGTGTGCCGGGGAACGTTCGCTCCGATCCAACTCCGACCTGATACTCTTCCTGTCCCATATACCTCTGTTGAGAGTTCAATAGCCTCTCAAGTTTGAAATACTGATCATGACCCATAAGCAAAAGCTTTGGCTCACCACCGTTTTCCCGTATCTTCTGGATAGCGGTGTCTAGTAGGTTAAGAGACAAGTCTCGTCCTACACCAGCATTCATCTGTACACTAGCTGGGGAGTTCCAGTCTCCCGAAGCTCGTGATCCTGCCTGATTATAAACTACTGGTTGTGCATATCCAGTAGCAGCACCGACAGCGATGTCACCCGCCCATGTAATGTCGTCAATAGACGTAAATCCAGCACGTTCTCGTACTGCCATAACGTCATCAACATCCACGTTAAGGGATGATGAGAAAGTCGCACTATCAGCTAGGGTAATTGTACCGCTACTAATAGTTCCGACTGTTTTAGCAGAGCCAGTTGCTAGGTCAATAGCAGCTGATCCTGAACTGTCATATACACCAATACCGTCACCGATTCTAAAGTTTCGGGCTGCGGTAGCAGCGTTGGTTACAAAGGTTGAAGTTGTACCCGCTGACGCAAGTGCGTAGCTTCCTGCGGTCAACTCTTCGTTTATCTCTTTCATGTGGTCAAGCTGGGCGTTCTCATTCTCCAACGCCAAAACGTCGCCAACACCACCCTCTAACTGAGCGGCGAAGACTGCCTTAACCGAAGCACCGAAGGTCGTACCTACGATTCTCGGAAGGCTGGAGATTGTCTCTATTTGTGACACATCGACTGTGGGTAGTGCGCCTGCTTCCCTAATGGGGAGAGAGCGATCTGATCCACGGTCTGACCTCACCCTCCAACCAGCTGTATTGCCCCATACAACACGAGGTATCGCATTGAAGAAGCGGGTCTGGTTGTTAAGTGCCTGCCAAACTTTTCGTCCATAAGTCGTTGTAAATATCCCGGCATCGGAAGACTGAAAAGCAGCCTTCTTCATAAAGTCAGGACCAAATACAGACTGATAAAGCCCACGCTGTGACTGCGAAATATATTCGCTTAGTGATGGGTTTGCCATAGCGTGTTCCTCCTTATTCCTTTAATTATCCTAGTAACTCTGAGGGAATTCCGTCAGTTTCGCCAGCTTCTATTTTGAACTGAAGTTCTCGTAGTTGGCTATATGACATATCAGCAAGCTGATCTACCACATCGACACCTTCACTCTTAGTTACAGGGGTTGTTCCGTCTATTCCCAAGGGATTCCCATACACATCATCGTATCGAATCAATGAGGGGGACTGTAGTGATGTCTCTTCCTTGAAGCCCATTTTTGCGAGCCTCTTCTCAGATTCATTCACAATCTTTCGATCCATTCCTTTGGAAAAGTCGTTTATCTGCTTCTGAAGATTTTGGATTGTCTGCCCCATCGAATTTTCCATGAAGGGCATATCATCCTCTTCTTCTTCCTCTTCTTCTTCGTCTACTGGCTCCTCTTCGGAACCCTCGTCTTCGTACTCATCCTCTTCTTTATACATGCCATACCCGGCTTTGATGAGGTCGATCTGCTTCTGCATAGCTTCAATAGCCTGACCTACTGTTTCTGTTTTAGAATCAATAGTTACTGCTTTAGCATCATCATTACCACCACCAGTTACTGTTCCTCCAGAGCCTGTAGAAGCTTTCGCTTTCCTAGAGCCTTCACCATTAACTGGCATACCCTGTTTTGACTCTCCAGAGGACTTAATAACATCTATTACTTCTCCTGCTATTGCTTTTACCAAATCCGCTCTTTCCTCTACTGCATTGGCAATCTCATACTCTTCTTGCTGTGCCTGATCTATATACCATTCGTCTTCTTCAGCTTTCATTAGCCTGTCATCCATTTTCTGGAGAACTTCGGCTACAGCGGCGAGGGCGAGATTCGTCCCCTCCATCTGCTTTTCAAGCATATCATTTACATCGGACATAAGCGTAACCTCCTTTTTGTTCAATCCTCTTAGGTTGGTCTAAGCCACCTCCGACGCTAAGAAAAACTGATATATAAAACCTGTCCATTCCATACCTAATTTATTATACTAAAGTTATAGAAAAATCCTAAAATTATATACCTTATATAGAATCATCTCTGTTTTCGTTACTATTTGATAGTAAAACTAACATATCATTACGAAAA